AGGCAGCACGCAGGGTCCAATAATTATTAACCAGATTACCAACCAGATTGTAAGATGAGCCACACACGAGCGTTTGAATATAGAGGGAGAGCAGACAGAATAAGAAGAAGGGGTGCTAATGATGGCAGAATCAACCCTAGTAGTGAGTTGGAGCATTCAATAGACAAGACAAAACATGATCTTATAAATGCTGTGGACCTATCTAACTCAGAGCTCTTGGAATTGTATACACAAGCCAGAGTGGATAGACATGAAGTATGGATTGAGTTCCTAACTAGATCAAGATCAGATATAGGATACCAGTTTGGGGACATAAAATTTGGGGACTTTCTGACCAATGTATTAGGGTTCAGGGGTGCTGTGCCTGATGAAATAAAAAACAAAACCCCAGACATCTTGTTTAGGCATAAATATACTGGTATAGTTTATTTGGGCGATGTGGCAGTTTCTGCATCAGTCAATTTAGTATATCAGAGAAAGTACCTCAAGTATAAAGAATTAGTAGACTTCTTGAAGAAGAACAAGTATGCAGTCAGAGATTGCAATTTTATAGTTAATGAAAACTTGGACAACACTACTGAATTAATTAATTTGATGTTGAATATAGGTGTTATAAATTATAACCCTGATCTAGTGTCAAGAGTTAGATATTTTGGGGCCATGGCACATTCAAATATGCTGGCATGTTTTAATAGGTCTCCAGATCAGATGCAGCTGAAACAGTTAATTGATCATAGAGATAAGACAGAACAGGCAGATGCTATAGACATACCTGTTCCTGCTGAACTAGCAATTGACATGACACCACTGCCAACTAAACACACTGAGATGGAGCTTATCAACATGATTAAAGCCAAAGTTGATCAAATTGATCCAGAAACTTACTTTGATAATGGAATAGAAGTCACAATAAAAGAATTTGACAAACTTGAGAAGACATATGATAGAGATGACATAACTGACCCTAAATCCGTGCTTAAGGTGTGTGATAATCAGCTGAGTGTGGAAAGTTTGACAAATCATGACCTTATATTAGATTATATTAGTGACATAATCTTTTCAGAAAACAAAGAAGTGTCAGACTATGTCAGATTTCTCTTGCCAACTAGGAGTCAGTTAGAGTGCATGAAAGCCCTGTACCACACTAGGGACAAAACAGTTGAAGGCCATTTGTTGGAATCATCAAAGGAGAGGTCTGTGTATGGACCTTTCCAGTATAAAATGATGAAGGCTGACAAAAACAAGCTAATAGATGACACTGTAGTAAACTTAGCTAAAGGCAAAAAAACAAGACCTAATTCAAAGGAAGCTCCAAAGACTGTGCACCTAGATTGCTTTGATCAATGTGTAGTTAATATAGAAAAGATGATTAACTATTATGGTTCACCAAGCTTAAAGCCAACTTTCCTCAATGATGATTGGGATAGCTCTACTAACTTTGAACTGGAAAACAGCTTAGTAGAAAGGGAGAACTATGACTATTGTAGACATACATGTGGGGCACAATTAGCTCATTCACTATCAGGGTTGTACCAGAGATTAACACACCTTAAAATAAGCCAAGGTAAGTATGACAATGTATACATACCACCAAATGGCTCATTTATCTGTGTGATACCCAAAGAACATGCACCAGTAAATAGTAAAAGATGTGATGTCCCTCTGGTGTTCATATCAAGGTCTAAAAATGGAGCAGATCATAGCTTATTCAATGAGTATGAACATAAAGTAGTAACTGATACATACACTTATTACGTTAGCAAACTGTGCAGGATGGGTCTTGACAAGATAGCTAACTGGGATCAAGCTGGTTATAGGCTAGTAGCCTCTAGCTCACATATCTTGTCCTCATGTCCAGAGTTAATTGGTTCTAAAAATAGGGTTGTGGGAGTATTAACATTGTTAATGCTTGACTGTCATCAAAAACCTTCTGAATACTTGGACTTGTTGAAGTATGTATCATACATGCCATTTTCTGACATCTCTAGGCTGTCGATGTTGATTAAGGACAAATTTAATATCCTTATAAAGACATCCTTGGATGTGTGGTTACTTAGGACTATGAAGAAATTCATGGTGTGCCTGGCAGACACCTTATCTTTGGATGCGAAAAAACCAAAGTTGATGCTATTTAACCATCAGATGGTCAAGGAAAGCCAAGGGATATCAATGAAGCTCCCTAGTTTTATTAACATGAGTGTACGCCATAAATCAGTAGGTCCATACATAGAGGAAATGGGTATGCTGTTTATTGTTAGAGGGAAGCATTTGTATGGTTCCCAATTCCTAGATCAGTCAACTACATCCACTGCTCAGTGGAATGTTGATTATATCAATGAATGTGATAGATATGGTAACTGGTGTACTAATGGCCAGGGGGAGGGGGATTATCCGTTTGAGAGCAATTTCTCATATAGCTCTGATGCCATCTACTATGCCACCTTATATGGAATGAAGAATTATAAAGGCACAGCAAATGATGTTCTAAGAAACTTGTCCAAAACACAATATTCAAGCTATATGCACTATAATTGTTCATTAAGGGGTTGTACCAAAGAACCTGAAGATAGAGCCAATTCTAATGACTACCATAGTACATCCATGGATGAGTGCTTAACTTATTATGATAGGAAGAATTATGATGAAACTCAATGCACAACCATTGCCGTAGGATTGAATCACTTACTATCTCATAGGATCCAGCAGTATTCAATGTCAGAAAAAGACCAAAGGGGTTCAGGAAGGCCTATTGCTACTCCTACTCTAGGAACTAAAGCAGCTTTATGTCTTGTTGAGAAGCCTGAACATGCAATAGGGGTGAAAGCTTCCAATAACATTCTGGTAGCAGGTAAGCAGAAGATGAAAGAGATGTCTGAAGCATATAAAAGCTTGGTGAGCTCAGCTGCTGTTGAAAATTATAAGCAAGTTTATCAATTAACTGAAGATCAGAGTAAATGGTCAGAGAATGACAATACTCGCAAATATGAAAACTACATTAAAGTCAACCCATTGCTAGACACTAACATAAGAATGATTCAATTAAATGTAGTGAGGAACATTGTTAACCGTGAACATTTGGTGCACCGAATACCCAAGCAAATTGCCAATAACCCTGAGCTACTTAAATATGTGAATAAAGATGGTAATGGGGTTAAAGCAATAATAGGATGGCCACAAGGCATGCTGAACAATTTATCAACAAGTATCCATTCCAATGCAGACTACTGGATAACTTATGCTTATAACATAGCTTATCCTAACAATAAAGTCAAAACCCAAGGGTTAGTTCACTCAGATGATTCATGGGTAACAGTGGCATGTAATTCTATTCATGACTTTAAAAAGTTCACTTTATTTAGAATATTTGCTAAAAAAATGTTTTGTATGAAGGTTAATGAGAAGAAGCTGTGGGGAAGTAGGTACTTAGGCGAGCTAGTGTCTAACTATAATATCAACGGAACTGTACATCTTTCCATATCAAAATTATTGGCCAATGCCTTCAATAACCTATTATATATTAATTGGCCCATTGATGTCAACACGCAGATATCCTCAATACAACAAGCCCTAAGAAATGGTGCCAACCAACCAACACTCATACTAATGGCAACTATATTGAAACAGCAGCTGCTAGGTAGCTATCAAGTTAGGGGCAAACATAAAGAGTTGTTGCATATGTTGCCTATAGAGCTTGGTGGGTACCCTAGCTGTTCTGCCTTTGAACTAGCTGTTAATGGGACAGCCACACATTACCAGAACTTGCTCGGTATGCTCAAAACCAATCCTCAATGTGAAGCATCTATCATTATTGGAAAAGCCCTAACCTTATCAATCATTAGAAGAGTTGATGACAATGAAATAATTAATCCTGAATTGATAAGTAGCTTACAAGACCATCTCAAAATGGCTGAAGATGAACAAACAGATTGGTATTATGAGAAAATACACATGCCAAGCAGAGGTGAAGTGTTTGGATGCATATCACATTTATTACCAATGACCAGCAAACTAACTAGAACTATAACTAAGCTGAGGAATCTGCCATTTGAAACTGATGGATTAGAAGATGTAATATACAGGCCTAAAGAACTGTCCACAGCTTTAGGGCACCTGAAATCAACCACCAGTAGCCGGATTTACTCATTAGCAGCAGAGCATTACAGTAATAATGTGAGGAGGCTGGCTATGTGTCAATCTTTGCAATCTAGTGGTAAAGTAGTAAAGATATATGGGTGCCAGCCTATGACATATGAAGGGGCAATTAGGTATATATTAACATCAGATTATACTATATGCAACTATGAAGTGGCAGAGTGTGCAATGATAGATGAGTCTATGATGTCACAATTGTCATCTCTAATTGTGAATTTTGGCACATATACACCTAGTGGACATGACAAACGTAAAATTATTAACAAACTACCAGAAACTGAGAATAGGTATAAAACTATCTCTAGGCTTAGAAATGTGTTGCTTTTCATGCTTGACTCAGTTAGAGGGACAAACTTCCTAACTAAGTATGGTGTTTCTGTGGAACCTAGTGATGTCTTGTTAAATGATTCCAGTATCCTCAAATCTCGTTTCTCAACATATTTTAAGTACTACAGAATTGAGAAGGCAATATCTCTAATAATGACACAGTCAACTGAGCTAATTAAATCCAGACTTTGGATGCAGCCATACCTTAAATCAGATAACATCAAGACCTTTCTGGAAGACCTTTATGGTAAAACTGTTAACTCAACTACCAATTTTATGGTCGGTTCGACAACTAGTGAAATATATAAGAATAAAGAAGCTGATATGGTAGACAGCTTATATTCTATGATACTTTTAAACAAACTATATCCTAATAAGTTTGTAGTCAGAAGTATTGGAAACGTTCCTATTGCAGATGCCATAAACAACATTGATTATGCTAAATTATCCGGTGATCATATGTTCAAATATTCCATACTCAAGAAGCACCACTTTGATGATGATACTTTCCTGAGAGAGTATGACAGAAGTAAGGATTATTGTCAGAACTACATGGTGCGACAAACTTTTGAAAAGGGAGTGTATAGTGGGGTTTTTAAAGTCAGGATAAAATATGGTGGCACAACTATGGATATACATCATGATGGTGAATACACTGAAATCAAGGCTGACAATACTAACATATACAATATAACTAATGCCATGATGCAATTTGTCTCTAGAAACTTTAAAGAAATGTCATACTCTCATCCACATCAGTGGTCATCATGCCCTGTCTTCAAGCCTAATCCTATTAAATGGGGGAAAAGCTTCCTAACTAGTTATAGAGGCTTGAGCACAGTTATATCCACCACTGCTCAACACGATAGCATACCCTTTACTCTTAATCCTAACCTTAGTTTTAGAGATACAATGGTTGTTGACATAGCAGATTCATATACATTATCAGAAGATTACAGATGTGCTTTTAAACATTATGGGAATAGAAAGGCTAGAATTGGTGCAGCCATACAAAATATGAGGTGTCCATTTAACAAACAAATTGAAGTTGTGCCAGATGTAATAGAAGGATTAGACAATCAATTGCTAGTGAAAACAGGTCTAATATTCAACATCACTATGAAGAGATTCGGATTATGTTCACCCAGTGATGTGGATAAGCTAATCAATAGTAGGTTACCTGCTCCAACAGCCAAATGCCTGATCAACCTCCATCAATGCATACTCAACTCCTTTAAGAAAATAGATGTAGAGATCCCAGAAGATGACACTACTGAAGTTGTGATAGAAACATTTGACATGCATGGCATCACACCAACAGACTTCATAAACACTGATAGTTACACAACTGCAGAAGATCTAACATCTCATGATGTAGCATTTGTATTTGAAGACGGAGAAGTTGAGCAGGCTGGAGCCCTAGTACAGTTTCATAATTTGACATTAGCCTTGTGCATGATAAAGACCAGGCATTACTCAACTGAGGATGTACTGAACATTATATCACTGATATATAATGATCCAGTTCTTCTCAGGTATCTATTAAAGGATGTCAAAAGCAACATTAGTGAAATCGAGCCGAGATATAAAGATTTAATTGAAGCATCGAATTATATAGAGATTGACAGTGACTTGTATTGCTTAATAATAGGGATGAGGTTAAGTAGTAGGTCATTTTGGAATGACCTTAAAGTAAAGGATATTATGAACAAAGATTTATCCAATGTCACTAACATAGCACAGTTGCAATACATTGCTAACAAAATAATAAGTTTTATTAAGCAAGAAATTTATGAAGATGCTGGTGACAGAAATCGGGATGAGGTCCTAGAACTGCTTAAGGACTGACTTGGTGTGTGTAATTATCTATTTCCATTCTATTTAATTGTTGTTTTCTATGTTTAATTTTAATAAAGTTTGACTTAGTATAGCGTCTTATACTTAAAAGAACCCAGCATGCTGC